AAATAAATTTGCAACATTAAAAAAGACTTAGTATATTTGCATTGTAATTAAAAATAATTAAAACAAAAAAAGATGAGTAAATTTGTATCTATGTTATCTCAAGATAGTAAATCAACATTAAGTCAAAGAGCTGAAATTTTAGCTGAAGAAGCGTTAACAGAAGTACAAGACTTCATGAACAAACTTAAAAGAGAGAAGAGAGAGTTAACTAGCCAAATTTTAAATTTGACTGACTTGGCTCCAGAGAACACTTATTCTTTAAGACCAGGTTCGAAGGATTTCAAAGCCAAAGAATGGGTTGCTGAGTTACACCAATGTCGTATGGACTTAGCTCTTAAAGAGATTGAGTTAAAAGAAGCTCAAGCTATCTATGACGAATGGTTTGGTGAAGCTAAATCTGAAAAATAACCAACCATGAAAAAATTGAAAGTATACTTGGCGAAATCTAATAGGGCTAACCCAGATGTAGTTACTAGAGCTCGCCAAATCCTTTCTAAATTTAACTTAGAGATAGTTGAATTTAAAGGTGGTTCTTATTCACATAAACAATTGTTAGAATGTGACTATTTAGTAGTTGTGCCAGAAGGTCTTAATAGTAGTGAGGTTAGTGTAGGTAAAGGTCTTTATGAACAAATAAAGACCTTTAAACGACAGAAACAAAATACTAAATTTGAAGATGTTTTATTTATTAGTGAGGAGAATTGTAATATTAATGAAATCCTAGGTTTATCAATAGAAGACACAGATGATTATCAAAATTTTGGGTGGGTTTTTTTAGACTATAAATTTGAAACTGAAAGTATTGAAGAAGTATTGAGAGATATAGTTTCAGATTTTTATTATGGTTCTGGTTTAGAAATTTATTCTAACAAAACTTCTAAACCGTTATCAACTTCAAAATCAAATTATTACCATTTAATTGGTAAAAATAACTAAAAAAATTTGCAAGTTTCAAAAACAGTCAGTATATTTGCATTGTAATTTTAAATCAGGCACGTAAAGTGTTTGAGAGGTGTAGTCAGAGGGAAGTTCCTCCTCTTTATCGAAAGATAAATGAAACTTTGCACTGGCGGTGGTATCAAACACAAAGTCGTAAGTATTGGGGTTCAAAAGAACCCCAACCATGGGGGAATAGTTCAGTTGGTAGAATGTGAAGAAACATTGTGCAGATATGCAAATACGTTCGAGTATTCATAGTCGCTGGTTCGAGTCCAGCTTCCCCCACTAGGTAAAAAAAGATTATTTCAGCAATTAAAAATCAAAGCTCCCTTAAAGCCGTGGTCGCAGGTTCGAATCCTGTTCACCCAATTTTTAAAAATTTGGTGGTAGCTCAGTGGTAGAGCACGTATGAAAAAAATAATCTTGTTACCTATATATGAGGATAGCTCAGTTGGTTAGAGCCGTATTACTTAGAAAAAGTCGACAATATTTTCTAAGGTTCAAATGCTAGTGTCGCAGGTTCGAGTCCTGCTCCTCGTACACCTTAAGACAAACGCGTGTAGCTCGTTTACGAGTAAACGGTTTCTAGAGCCTAGGTATTGTAACTTATTCCCACGCGTCACTGTCTTATTTTATTTTTTATTTACGATTATTTAAAACAAAAAAGTTTCTAGAGACAAAAACACTTCGTATATTTGCATTGTAAAACATAAACAATAACAAAATGAGTTTTTTAAAAAATCTAATCTTCGCTCAAGATGAAAATTCTAGTGAGGGTTCTAACCAAACAGCGCCAGCACCAGCTAAACAAAGTGCTGCGCAAACGTCTGAGGTTGCAACGCCAGTTTTTAACTTTACAACTTCAGCACCAGCGCCAACTCCACAACCAACAACTTTTGCTCCCACGTGATGAAAACTACAGCAGAGATAAACGTGATATCACTTTTATCAATTTGCTACACACAATTGAAGATTTAATGATGAAATTATAATATCATGGAAATTAATAAAGATTATTTTAAGCAAGTTTTAGAAGAAGTGATTATCTACTCAAAAAAATTAGGGTTTGTAATTCACACGAACAACAACATTGATGAGTTTTTTAAGGGTGATTTGGATGGCTTAAATGTTTATTTAAGACAAATAGATTACGAAGAAGACTTGTTTAACATCATCCATATGGTCGGTCATTCAATTCAATGGAATGTATCAGATGAATTGAGAGCGTTAGGTAATGTAATTTATAAGGACCCAAGTAAAGAAGTTCTTAAAAAATTACAAGACTATGAGTGGGAAGCGAATTGTTATGGTTATAAAATATTGGCAGATTTAGGTCATTCAAAATTAAAAACTTGGTTGGAAGCCAAATATGTTTTGGATATGTTATACCTTACACACTTCTATAAAACGGGGCAAAAATTAAGAGTTATTAATGAACAAACATTGAAGAACGCTTACAAGAAACCATTAGTTGTTAAAACTATACCTGACTTTAAACCAGTAGCCCAAAAAAATAATCGAAATGGTATAGTAATTGATTTTAACAAATAATGGTAATGTTAGAAAAAATATTTGACTTTTTGTCCACATTAGATAGAGAAATGTTATTAATACCTTTTTATGTTCTGTATCATGTATTCTTATACAAAATAGGTTTTTGGAAAACACTAGCCAAGGATAAACACGAAAACATCTATTTTCGTTTTTAAAAATATGATAACACCTAAATGGTGTGGTTTAATAACTTGACAAAATTTACTGATTTCAGTATATTTATAATAAATAAGATTTGTTTATTTACCTATCTAAAATAAATGTATATAGAGTTTTAAAATATACTACAATAAAAACAAAAAATAAAATAATAACTAAAACATCTAAAAATGAGTAAATTCGATGAATTGTTCAATGATTTCATGAATGATGGAGGGAACAATAACAATAAAGACGAGACCTCTGATATCATACCCAATTTATTCAAAAAATTGTCAAATTTGAATAATTTTGATAAGAACGGTATGATGGAGGAACTAAATGAAAGTTTAGGTGAACCAGATGAGTCTAAAAATTATGAAGAAAATGGTATGTTTTTTCAAAAACAAATTTGGAACACAAAACATGGTCAAGTTATAAAGACTATCGTTTCAGATGTTCCTTTCGCTAAACAAAAAACCGAAGCTAAGAAAACTAGAATTCCTTTAGAGGTTCAGTTAGTTAACGCTGTAAAAGAAGAAAATTACGAGTTAGCAGCCAAGCTTAGAGATAGAATAGCTAAGAGAGAAGTTAAAAAAAATAAAAAATAAAATGAAAGTAAATTTATATTTATTGTTAGCTTCATTCGTGATTGGTTTCATTACGTTATTATTTCAAAATGAAGCATGGTCTAAATATATTTTAATACCATGCGGACTTTACATAGCGTATAGTTTTATAATCCTAACAATTTCAGTTATTAATTCATTTATAAAAAAATGACGTATACAATTAATAAAGGTAAACATATTAGTACGTTGATTCCAACGTTTACTATCAAAGACTCCATTGTTGGGGTCTTTACCTTTATAGATGGTTACAAATATTCAATTAAAAAACAAAAAGATTCAAATAAATTAATTGGTTTATCAGATAGTTGGTTACATCATATCAACAGCGTTAGAATAGGTTGGAGGTACAACCCAAAATACCCAGATATGATTGAAATTGTTGGTATAATATACAACAACACTAAAAGAAGTGTTTTTGCGATTACACATGTTGAACCTAACAAACCACACTATTTCGCAATTGATATTCTGGATGATTATTATAAAATAAGAATCAATAAATCAGTTGTTGCTGCTAAAAGAACCTCAACATGGGATTTTTTCAGATATCAATTAAATCCATATTTTGGTGGAACGGAGCCAGCACCCAACAAAATATCAATAGATATTAAACTGAAATTCAATTAGTTATAAAATATTTTAATTTTTTTTATAAAAAAACTTGACTTGTATTACAATAGTTAGTATCTTTGCAAAGAATTTAAAATTAAACAAAACTAAGACTTTTTAAAAAAAAGCACATATTTATAAACAAAGAATAAAAAACAAGTTATGAAAACACAAACGACATATCAAACGCAATATCAACCTAAGGGCGGGAAACCGTTCAGGATGACTGGGTATGTCATGTCTTCAGACTTGACGACAATATAATAAAGTAGGTAACTACAAATTATAGACCCAGTTCAGAGTAAAATCTAAACTGGGTTTTTTTATGCAACAAAATAACTAGGTATGAAGGCAATTGGAAGCCGACTCGTTTTTTATTTAATATATTTTTAAAATAACCGTCTTTTTTAAAATACCTAGATATTTATAATAAAGATTATTATGGAAAATACAAATAAAAAATGGTTAGAAGAAGAAATTAATTTCTTAAAAAAAAATTACCCAACAAAGGGTCTTAAATATTGCTCTGATAGTTTAGGTAGAAATAAAGAAGGTGTTGAATCAAAAGCCAGACGATTAGGGATTCAATCAACTAGAACTAAAATTTTATATTGTGAGGAAAATATATTAAAAGTGGTGTTAAAATCCAAATCATTAAAAGAATGTTTGGAAAATATGGGGTTAAAAGCTGCTGGTGGTAATTATGAGGTAATTAAAAAATATATTGAAAAATATAAAATTAATATAGAACATTTTGAAACAGTAAAAGAAAAAAATATTAGAATTGGTTTTATACCAGTTAAAAAAGAATTAGTTAATGTTTTAGTTGAGAATAGTAATTTTAGTAGAACTTCATTAAAAAATAAATTAATTAATGAAGGTATAATGAAATACGAATGTGTTAAATGTAAAAATAAAGGTAAGTGGATGGGTGAACCAGTTAGTTTACAGTTAGACCACATAAATGGTGTTAATAATGATAATAGAATAGAAAATTTAAGGTTTTTATGTCCAAATTGTCATAGTCAAACTGAAACATATGCTGGTAAAAATAAAATAAAAATTGCGGAGTGACTAAGGTTTTAAGCACGGGTACCTTGGACGTATCAGTTAGCGAGTTCGATTCTCGTCTCTGCAACTAAGAAACGAGAAGTAGTCGTAAAAAGCTCAATGCAGGTTCGAGTCCTGTTACTTAGACAAAATAGAATATAATAGAAATTATGAAAACAATAAAGAAAATAAAGAATAAACAGTAGTTCCCTTGATGATGGTATCGAGGGGTTAGATAAATATTCTCTCGTAGCAGACAAGTGTGGGCAACTGGCTTTTAACCAGTGAGGAAAGGAGCGTTACCTTTCGGGGGAACAAATTATAGTTCGAAACTTTTAATTAATAAAATAATTAATGAAAACTATTGAACTTTTTAAAAATTTGATTATATTTATATATAAACAAATATTATGAATGAATTAATTAAAGATTACGAAAAGTTAAAAGAAGAAAAAAGAAAAATATCCACATTAGCAATGGGATTTGATTCTCTTGGTTGGGATAGGAAAAAAGAATATTTAAAATTTGAATGTGACTTTACTTGTCAGAAATGTGGTAATAATAAATGGATGGGTGAAAGAATACCATTAGAAGTTGACCATATAGATGGTAATAATAGTAATAACGTAAAAGAAAATTTAATGGTTTTATGCCCAAATTGTCACGCATTAACTGGTAATTGGAGAGGTAGAAATAAAACTAAAAAAAGATTTAGAGTACAGAATAGTGTTTTGTTAGAATCTTTGATTAAAACTGATTGGAACATGCGACAATCATTAATTGATGTCGGGTTATCACCCAAAGGTGGGAATTATAAAAGATGTCATGCAATTAAAAGAGAATATGAAGAATTAGGGTCAATTACTGATATCAAAATAACACGAGATATACCTAAAGAAGAGTTCATTGAAATATTTGATTCATTACCTAGATTAGAAGACGTAAGGATTCATTTTGATATTGGTTTTAATAAATTATACGATTATATGAATTTATATGGTTGTAAAGCGAAACACCAACCAAAAGAAATACCTAGTTCTGAAGAATTAATTAAAAATTTGAAAGAATTAAAAAGTTTTGTTAAATTAGGTGAATATTATGGGGTTAGTGATAATGGTGTTAGAAAATGGTTTAAAAAACACGGGTTAGACCCTAAAAACATAAAAAATAATATAACGGGGTGTAGCTCAGTTGGTTAGAGCGCTGCATTTGGGATGCAGAGGTCGCAGATTCGAGTTCTGTCACCCCGACGAGAAAGGACTGTTACTAATTCATAGGGACCCATGTAAAGTGTTTGCACAGAATTAGAATTATTGCTCCATGGTATAACGGCAAGTACGTGACACTTTGACTGTCAAGGTCCTAGTTCGATTCTAGGTGGGGTAACAAGATAAAGAGAAGTTTCAGCAAATATTATCATCAAACTTTTAATTTGAAACCGATATCACTCTGTTCTATTTGGGGTTATTGAGCAGGTGGTGAGCTCAGCGGTCTGTAAAATCGTGTTAATTCTTGTAGGTTCGATTCCTACTGGCCCCACCATAAACTTTTTTGTACTTTTCTCTTTCTTAAGATATTTATTTAAAAAGAAAGAGAAATGGCGAGAAAACAAAACAACATACATTATATATATAAAACAACGTGTAATGTAACAGGCAGATGGTATATAGGTATGCATTCAACAATTAGTTTGAGTGATGGATATATGGGAAGTGGGAAGATACTTAGATATTCAATTAGAAAATATGGTGTTGAAAACCATACAAAAGAAATAGTTGAGTTCTGTGAAACAAGAGAAGAGTTAGTTCTTAGAGAGATTGAAATTGTTAACAAAGAATTGATATCAGATGGTTTGTGTATGAACCTTAAAGAAGGTGGTTTTGGTGGTTTTTCAAGTGAAGAACACATGAAAAAATGTTCAAAAGCTGGAAATGATACAAAAAGAATTAAATTGAAAAATGATTTAGAATATAGAAAAACACATATTATTAAATTTTCAAAAGGGTTAATGAATTATAACACTTCTGGTAAAAATGATTCACCTAGATTTAGTGGTAAATCTCATTCAGAAGAAACAAAACAAAAAATGTCTGAATCATCTAAAAATACTGGTGTTGGTGAAACAAATAGCCAATATGGTACATGTTGGATAACTAAAGACGGTTCCAACAAAAAGGTTAAAAAAGAAGACCTTGACACCTATATAAATGAAGGTTGGGTTAGAGGTAGAAAATAGGTTTAAATACATATGATATGGATGGTTTAAGGTTTAATGGTCGTTTTATGACGGAAGAAGGTAAAAAAAGATTCCTTAGAGATTGGAAAAACAAAAACAATGAACGGGTAAAGATAGTCGATAAAGGTAACAACGATTTTATTAAAATTACTTTATTAGGTAACGGTGATATTGTAACTTTTGCTAAGGATTTAGAAGATGTTAAAAAAGCGATTTCTGAAGCTGTGTTAGTGAAAAAAATAACTGAAGAAAAATTTGGTAGGTAAAATAATAGTTCGTATATTTGTACTCTAATAAATTACAAAGTATGGATTGTACAACTCAAATCGTAAGTAGAGTAAATGGACAGTTGGTTGATAAACCAAAGAAACCATTTGATACGCTTGAACAAGCTATCAAACACGCTAAGAGTGTAAATGCATTGCCTGATAGAAAATTTAAGGTAGTGGCGTACAAATGTAAAAGTTGTCATAAATTTCATGTTGGAAAGAATGGTAACACGATAAGTGGAAAAGAAAAAGAAAAATGGAAACCTAAGGGTTTTACAATAATAGGTAAAATAAATTTATAGTATTATGATTGCAATTTTAAAAGGTTCGAGGTTCTAAGGGTCAATTCCCTATACCGAGAACAAATGAGTAAAAACACAAAACACAAAGATTACAAACGCTTATTAGCGTTAAGAGAAAGAAAAAGCGAGCTTGATGCCGCTATTAGAAATTTAGGTTATGTTGAGCTTGAAAAACCAGTACATCACGGTTACAATGCTTACTTAACGCTTAGAGAAGACGTTGCAAGACGTGAAGATAGAGTAGCTTGGTTATACCAATACTTTATCGACAACTTTGCAGTTGAAACTTGGTCTAGAACCAAAGAGTTCTATATCAAAAACAAAAAAGGTAAAGTATGGGATAAAAGACCATACATAAGAAGACTAACTCAAAAAGAATATGATGGTTTTTTACCATGGGTTCAAGAGCATCTTCAAAAAAGAACTGAGTTTGTTTGGGGACAAGAATATAGTTACTATACACCTTATATCCCAGAACATTACTTAGTAACAAATATCAAAAACAGCTATATCACACATAGAAAAGTGGTTGATGGAGAGTTAGAAAGTGAAAAAGCTTTTGTTAGTGATAAAATATGGGATATTGAGGTTAGAATGAAACCATGGAATGAAAGTGGTTATTCTAAATTCTTGAAGTCTATAAATAAAGCTAACAGAAGAAATGACAAAATCGCTCTTCAAAAGAATCTAAACACCGATTTCATCAACGACTCTTATGAGTGGCATAATGAACAAGGTGATGATATAACTGAAAGAGATTTTATCACTGATAGTGATTGGACCAATTGGGGTTGTGCTAGTGCTTGGAGTCAAGACTTCTACGAGTTCAAATACAGACCAAGAAACGAAGCTAGATGGTGGTATTGGTAAGAAGTACTGGTTTTTGACACCGATTTACCGTTAGGACCGTGGTTGTTTGAAGATTGAATCTTTTATTAGATAAGCGTAGCAAACGATTTAGACCGCAAAGGTTAACAGAATACAAATGGGGTGTGACGGGTGCAGAGAGAGACACAAATGCAGTGGTAGCTCAATTGGTTAGAGTATTGGCTTGCCAAGTCAAGGGTTGCGAGTTCGAGTCTCGTCTACTGCACAAATAAAAGTTTTATGAAAATTAAAGTATGTGACATAAAGGAAACACCGCAGAATATGCCGTTTAACCTTTGTGTGTTTGGTGAACCAAACGAAATGTTGGTTAAATGGATTAAGTATTGGACTTTAAAGACAGAAAAATCTGGCAATTTTACAAATATTCTTATTCCTGAAGATTTTGATTTAAGTGAAATGTTTGACACAACATCATATTTTAAGTATATGGATGGTTTTAGTCCTAATTTAAATAAACATCTTCATGTGGGTCATTTGTCTAATTTGGTAATAGCTTCAGCTTTTTATAATTTAGGTGTAACTGAAGAAACAATTGCGATTATGGGTGATACCCTAAGTGGTGATGTTTCTGAAGAAGAAGCTATGGAAGCTTACAACAAATATTGTAAAATGTTTAATTATAAAGCTGGTCAAATATTTTATGCATCCAAAATGGATTATGAAGGTGATGTGTTGAATATGGGTTCTGGTGATTATGAAGGTACACTTGTTTTTAATGTTGATGATGAATTGATTGTGGGTGTGAAAAACGATGGGTCTACTACTTATTTCTATCAAGATATGGCATTGGCAAATAAATTAAACGCCCCAACGTTATATTTAACTGGGTTTGAGCAAGAAAATCATTTTAGACTTCTTAAAAAAGCTAATCCAACTGTATTTCATATTGGTCTTGGACTTGTGATGATTGATGGTGAGAAAATGAGTAGCCGTGAGGGTAATGTAATATATGCTCAAGAATTGATTGATAAATTATTAAACGAGTTTAATGATGAGAAGTTGGTTGCAAATGTTATCATTGGTCAAATTTTAAAATCAAAACCAGATTCTATTAAGAATATTGAAACGGATGGTATATTTGACCCTAAGAAATCTCAAGGTCTTTATTTAAGTTACACAATGGCAAGACTTAAATCAGCTGGTTTGAAAGTTAATAGTTTGAATAAATTTACTAACAAACGTTTAGAATTTGCTTATATTAAGAGTAAAGATTCTTTAAGCCCGAATACGTTGTTTCAAGCGTTGGTAGAATTGGCTAAATTAATTAATGTTCTTTATAACAAACATACCATTAAAGATAATGAAGAAAATCAATTATTATTTCAACCATTGTTAGATAATCTTGTTTACGGGATGAAACAATTAGGGATGAATGAAATTGATAAAGTATAATAACAGTCGATATAGTGTATTGGTAGCACGCTGCAAATCCCAGCAGAAAGAGAACCAAGTGGTATTGTACAAGCTGCGTTAGGTGAATAAGTAGGGGTTCGAATCCTCTGATAGGCTCTAAAATAAGGGGAAGTTAAAATGTTGGAAAAATACATTCTGGTTAAGAATGTTTACAGCAAATAAATTTATTATCAAGCAAACTGTAAATTTGAAAAACGTGGTGTTCGATTCCCACCTTCCCCACTAGACCCGCTAAAAAGCGGGTTTTTTTATTTATACCAGATATTTATAGTTAAAAACACATATTATGGCAAAAGCAAAGAAAAAACCAGCAGCAAAACCTAACAGAGGTAATCTAGTAAAGAGATTTAAGTTAATAAAACAAAACGAAGAAATTCTAAGCAAATTAAAATAATTTTATGAAAAGTTTAATTAAAAACCTGTTAAAACATAAATTAAACGAGTCTCAAATTATTTCTGAAAATGCTGTGGGAAGACATTTGATAGTTGTAGATGTTCAACCAGAATACGCACCATATATGAATGGTATACAATACAACTTGTTCAGTTATATCAACACACATATAAATGAATTAGCTGGACTTACATTCTTATACAATGGAGAAGACACTATGGGTATGGTATCTGAAAGTGATTATAGAATGTGGCTTGTAGAAAATGGTCTTGATGAGGATATTGCATATGAAGTTACGTTATATGATAAGGGGTATGCGTTTTTCAGAAACTGTATGGACCGTGGTGGCGATGATGAAGAATTAGTTAATTTAGTAAGATTCATGCGTGATAATAATATCAATGATTCTAGAGAACTTGACGAAGAATTTTGGAACGCTTTTATTGATGAATATGGTTCTGAAAACATAAAAGAACTTATGGAAGATTCTGAAGACTGTATCAATATTCCAGACCTTATGGATTTTATAGATAAGTTCAACAACATAGTGCTTGTTGGTGGTGGTATCAACGAATGTTTAAAAGAAGTTGAATTGGCGTTGGATGCTTTGGATAAAAATTATGACACGTGGCATAAATTTACCTATTAAAAATATGGTTTTTTATGTTTTTATTAATATATTTGTATATGGACACAAAAAAAAGACTTAGAAAAATGTTAAACGAAGTTGTTAATGGTAGGAAAAACGAATACGGTTGTGTAATGGTTTCCCTTAAGTTTAAAAATGGTAGTTTTGATAAAATTCAAGATATTATCGACCCAAACGACTTATATGAAAACCCAAACGACCCAAGTTTTGGTTTTGAGAATAAACCACACGTAACAGCGTTGTTTGGTTTACATGAAGATATTAACGAAAAAGAACTGGAAGAAGTTATTGACCAACAAGTCAAACCAGAAATAAAACTTAGTGATGTTTCTATTTTCTCTTCAGAAAAATATGAGGTTCTTAAATTTGATGTAGATAGCAAAGATATGTACAAGTTTAATAAAGAGTTAAAAGAATTTCCGTTTACTTCAAATTTCCCAAATTATCACCCACATTGTACTATCGCCTATTTGAAAAAAGACACATCTGATAAGTATATCGGTAAAATTAAAAAATTTATTGACGAATTAGCTATTGAACCGACAAAAATTGTTTATTCAAAAACTGACGGAAGTGAGAATGATTATAAATTTAAATAAAAAAGGGGTTAAACCCCTTTTTTTTTTTTAATTTCTACCCTGACCTACATTTTTTTTGATGTAATTTTTACTTTGTTTTAATTTAGACGATTTAGTTTTTGCATGTATTCCAGGCCTTTTCTTCTTTGGTTTTTCAATTTTACTTGAAACATTTGACGATTTTGATTGTGTTTTTGCCATGATTTTAATTTTTATTATAAATATTGTTATTTGATGAAATAATTCGTATATTTGTAAAAAATTTGAGTATGAAAACTTTAATTGAAAAACTGAAAGCATTGCGTATATACGCTGTCATGTGCTGTTTTATTCCTTTTTTTGGGATTATTTATCACCACTTTTCGAGGTTTGATTTCTTTAATCCACTATTCTTTTTATATCACGCATTAACAACAAGTGCACTAGTTGCTGTGGTGATAAAATATTTATAATCAGTTTTTTATGGAAAATTTGAAACAAAAACTTGAAGATAAAAAGAAACGGTTACAAGAAGTAATTGAAATCCGTAAAAACGGAGTATTTAAAAACTCTGATGACGAAATAACTAAAATAGAGAACCAACTAATAGGAGAAATTCAATTACTTCGACAGTTGGTTTAAAATTGGTTATAACGGTCGGGTGTATGAGAAGGTTTGCTTAGATAAACTTTTAAATTACACCCAAACTTTATAGCAAACTTTCTTATACACCTTGTTATGCTATCGTGCCGATTTATTAAGAACAGAACTTAATTTAAAACACGAAAGAAAAACAAAAAGAATTTTAGGGTGGATTTTATTGTTTTAATCTATTTATATATAAAAGAAAAACTATGTCAAAAGAAATGCGAGAACAAATAGATAGAGTGAAAAAGTGGAAACAATTTTTGAATGAAAATGTTAATTTCGAAGATGTAATCAACGAACCAGATTTTCATCAAATGAAATCAAGTAAAGAAAATTCCAAAGTTTATTTAACTACTGATGGAAAAATAAAAAAGGTTTTTAAAAATTCTGATGATTACGATTTTAAATTAACAAAGGATTTTTTTCCAACACATTCTGAATTTTTTCCAATAGTATATAACATTACCGATAATACTATAACAATGGAAAATTTGGATATAAATAAAGCGAAGATTGAATATAATAAACTTGATAACTTTTTTAAGAAAAATTATAAAAAATCAGCATATAATTTTCTATATAAAGACCATAGTAGTATTGGTAGTGGAAATTTAGAAAAACCGTCACAATTATCAACTGAATTACCATATAATATTAACGATTTATATGTTAAGTTTAGAACATTAATTTATAATATTGACAAAATTGTTGGTAATAAAAATTCATTATTAGATGTTCATGCCGATAATTTTGGATATGATAAAGACGGTACATTAAAAATGATAGACATATAATAAAAATTCATTATCTATGTGCGTTGGCAAAATTCTTTTTGTTTTTCATCATAAATGTTAAATCGAAGAACATAACTAAGGCATGGAGCATAACGTGATGCAGCTAACCGAAGGCGGCATAGACAACCGTTAAAGGTTAGCACTCAGCTTCTTGCCGCTTTTGGTTAGGTGCTGTTATATGAAGTAGGGATTATTTAGTAGAAACTTCATTTGGAACACGAAAAGAAATTTAAAATAAAAGCCTTGGGCGGGCTTCGTAAAACCCACAAAAAACAAAATGGATTATCAAAATGCGGCAATAAGTGCAAAAGAAGAACCAGAGTTTCAAAAATTATTGAACTCATTAAGAAGTGAAGCATCAACATCATTGGAGCTTTCAAATCGTGCTTTTTATTTATCAAATAATTTGCAGCAGATGCCAGAAGTGCCACACGATAATGATGTGAAAGAAAAAGAACCAAGAGGCGTAATTGAAATGCTGTGGGTTGAAGTTTGGAAAGTAAGAAGAGCAAACTCAGAACTTCAAAGAACGGTTGACCATTTGCAAAGAGTAATTGGTTCGTGATTTTAGTGTGCGGTGGGGCTTTTATTTTAAATTTCTAAACGAAATGTTTAATCGAAGCTCTACCGCCCTATTTCATATAACGGATGGGTGTATGAGTAGTGTGGCTTTGCTCACACATTCAATCAAAGAACAAAATTAATTAAGCCACATTACTTATACACTTTGTTATAAGCCGTTTTAATTATAAACAATTTAAAAATAAATAATATGCACACAATTAATGATTGCCCAAGATGCGGAAAAGATTTTATGTATCACCAAACTGACGTTCACTTAAATAGAGAAGTGCTTGTTGGTAGTAACGGATATGAACATTTAGAACCAATAGTAATTTGTCAAGACTGTGATGAAATAGAAAACATCGCTGAATTTATCAAAGAAAAAGCTGAACATCGTGGATGGGAAAATGCAGAGTATATGGCTGGTGATAAGTTTGGTGTTGATAAAACTTTAAAGGCTATTCACTGGCTTGATAAGAACGATGTCGCTTCTCAAAATGGCTTATAACGTCTGATGATAAACAATCGTTTTAATGTTGTTTATCATTTGTTATAAAGAGTTTATTAACAAATTAAAATATAAAATACTATGGAATTTACATTAGAAGAAAAAATGAGAGAAATCTTCAATTCAGGAAATGTTGTTAAGATTGAAAAGGTAATGAGAACAAAAAGTGGGGAAACTTATTACAAATATGTTTGGGATGTTGATGGGACAAAAACAAGAAATTGGTTTGGTTTTGACACTATTGATGGGTGTGTTGAAGATTGCTTAACTTATTTAACAATAAATTCTTTATAACGGTCACAAGTTTGGTTAGTTGTGTGAAATTAGTAAAAAACTTAAATTGAAATACAAATGATTAATTGGATTAAAAACTTATTTAGAAGTAGAGAAAAGCAATTAACTAAACCTGTTGGTATATATAGTATTACTTGTGGTGAACGAGATGAAAAAGGATTTTGTGATACTTATGTAAACGGTGAAAAGACAAATGTTAGGATGCTCGTTTTTACAGAGGAACAAGTTAAACGACTTCACAAAATCCAAGATGATATAAACCATAGCAAGTAATATTGTATATAACGGTTGGGTATATGTGAAGTACCTTACCACAAAACATAAATAATTAGTAGAAACTTTATAAGGTATTTCACATATACCTTGTTATAAAATCGTAAAAATTATGGTAGATGGAATTATAATCGGATTTTTAATTGGTGTATTAGTTGGTGGCTGGTACGCTTCTTGGTTTATTAAAACATTGAAAAAGAACGGATATGTTAATTTTGATGTAACAGATAAGTTCAAAGATGAAATGAAATAATTTTTATTATTTATAACGTTGGCTGTATGGTGTCGTGTGGGATTAGAAAGCACACACTATCGAGCTACACGAATGCTAATAGAAAGCAGGAAATTTGAATAAACACTGAAACCCACATGCACTATACAGCGTGTTAGTGCCAGTACATTTTGAATATCAACAATTTAAAAATTATAACAATGGGAATGGATTTAACTTTACTACCAGCTCACAGTCAAAGGGCTGATTTTTCACATGATTTGTTAGACTTTCATCGTGATTACGAATTATTTGACAAGATTACTGAAAAATCAAAACAATTCGGAATACAAGTAAAAGAAGGTGGTATTCATAGTTTTTATTCGAGAAATGATGACTATGAAGAAGCCCATTACGGAAGCACCGAAGATGACCCTTATGGAGATAAATTGAAGTATGTAACAGCTAATCATTTAAAAGATGCTGTTAAGGATTTCAAAACTGATTCATGGAAAAACAAAGCAATTTTTGCCTTTATAAACGAACTGCCTGATGACTTGCAGGTGTATTTGTATTGGCACTAACGTTTTGTGTATGGCAAGTTGCTATCACAGAACTTAATAGACAAACAACTAATTTAATAATTATGAATATAGATACCAAACAAGCCGAAAAGCAATTTGCTATACACGGTGTTAGTAGCAGTACGGACTGGAAACAATATCTTGATGAATTGCACCAGTACCTAACTGAATTAGGTTTTAGAAAATACAACCAAAATTTGAAACGTGAGGACTTTGCTTATTGGAAAAAGTATGATGATAAATACCAAATTGGATTATTTGTATACGACTTTACCAAATACGACCAACACAATTTAAAGAATAAAGTTAGCATCCAATTTGAGTGTATGCCAATAGATATTAATGGCAGATGTGATTTATCTGTAAGCAAAGAAATAGAATTACCCGAATTTGAAAAGATGGCAAAAGCCTTTTATGAAGCAATGATTAAGTATTGCTACTAACGGACGGCAATATGAAAAGTGCCGAATTAAAAGAATTTAATTATCAATTTAAAACAAATATTAATATGAAAACAAAAACTTCAATTTTAGCACTAACTAAGGCATTTTTTATATTGCTTGTTATGTGCTGTTTATTTTCTTCGTGTTCCGATGGTAGCAAGTATGATGGACTTGTTTTAACCGATTATAATACTGGTAAAAAGTATCTTTTAAAGCACAATATTGGAGATACTTATATGATTTATGAACAAGTACTACAAATTTCAGGAAAGGATACTACGTTGGTGTTTAAATAGCACATAACGTTTCGCGGCTTTGCGAAGTTGCGGACTAAGAAATCCTGAACTTTCGAGTCGGCACTAACCACGAAGATACAAAACCAACTTTAAATTAAGCCCGAACTCAGCAATTTTGCAAAACCGCTGTTATATGCTGGTTTTTATTTTTCTACATTCTACCAGAAATATAAAATATCTTCCTCCAAATTATTTGAAATTGCAAAATCGCCATTTCCTTTTGAAATTCTATTTATTGCTGTTTCAAGTTCTACAATTTTGTTTTCTCCAAAGTGAATTTCAACTTCATCCTCTTTTTCCATTATTTTCCAAAAATTTTTATCGTCTATTTTTTTTAAGCAAATAGATAATTTCGATACCGACTTCCATTTTGCAATTCCATTTCGATTATTCGGAATCTTAATTTGGATTTCAGTTGGTATTGTAGTTTTTATTTCCTTTTTACTTGACCAAGCACAACTTTGCATTAGCCTAAATAATTCTGTAAAACTTTCACTTGCTTTTTTGTCAGCCGTGAAATTCCAACCTGGATAATTTCTAGAGTTTTCTATATATTTCCAAACATAGATTTTTCCATTAATATTCAGTTTTTCGATTTTATCTTTCATGTATGGTCGTAATAAACTTGCATATAACTATTATATATGTGAAAACATCTTAAATCCTTAATAAAATCAGTATGTTAAACGAAAAAATTATAAAGATTTGTGAACAAAAGTTTATATATCTTAACTACTCGCCACGAACAAAAGAAAATTATATGTACCATATTATCCAATTCGTCAAAAGTGTTGGTGATAAACAGGTAATCCACTTAAATGCTAGAGATTTTCAATACTATTTGGATAATTATAATTTCAGTTCTATTTCTCAACAAAATCAAGTAATAAATTCGATTAGGTTTTTATATAAATATGGTTTAGAGAAAAAATACGATAAGGTTTCTTTTAAAAGACCTAAATCAGAAAAGAAATTACCACAAGTAATTGACAAAGAATTTCTATTAGAACGTATTTCAAAAATAGAGAACCTGAAACACAAAGCTATCATAACTTTAGCTTACAGCACAGGAATGAGAGTGAGTGAGGTTTGTAATTTAAAGATAACAGATATTGATAGCAAGAGGATGTTAATTCATGTTAGGAATGGTAAAGGTAGAAAAGACCGTTTTGTTCCTCTTTCTTCTACTGTTTTAAACCTTTTGCGACAATATTACTTAAAATACAAACCAAAAGAATATTTGTTCAATGGTCAATTTGATTTACAATATTCTCATAAAAGTTGTAATGAAATAGTTAAGAAGTATGTAGGAAAGGATTATCACTTTCACTTGTTGCGTCACTCACAAGCCACAGCTTTATTGGAGAGCGGAACAGATTTAAGAATAATACAAAAGGTTTTAGGTCATTCAAACGTAAAGACCACAGAAGTCTACACTCATGTGTCAAATCAAATTTTAAGCAAAATAAATTTGCCTATTTAAATAGTTAATTGTATATTTGTAAAAAATATTACTATGAAAACAGTTTTTATGTGTTAGCATCGATACCGATAGCAAGACACCAATATCAATAAACAAACCTGAGGATGTTTCACCACCAACAACACCAGAAGAAGCTAAAGAAGTCATTACTAATGATATACAATGTTTAGCTGAAGCCTTGTGTTTCATGGTTGGTGTTGCTGAAGATAACGGTTATGTTAACGGTAACGAAATGCTCACTAAACTTATTGTTAGACTAAATAAAGAATTAAAATAATGGAAAAATTTAAAGGTGATAAATTAACAGCCACCCATTCATTTACAGTATTCCCTCAAGACTTAAATTATGCGGATACATTGTTTGGTGGTATGACCATGCAACATATGGATATAGCTGGTGTTAAGGTTGTAAGAAGAGCTATTTACGATACTGATTGTGATGGTGCTGTAACGGCTAGTGTTGATAAAATTGATTTTAAAAAACCAGCTTTTTTGGGTGATTTAATAACGATGAGAGCTGATATAAAAGCAATTGGTCGAACTTCTATACAAGTCAAAATATCTGTTACTAGAGAAAGTCAAATTGGTGATGTTGAAGAAATATGTGCGGCTAATTTTACATTCGTAACGATGAAAAATAAAAAACCACATCCACACAATTTAAGTTTTGAAAAATTATCTAACCATGATGAAAATTGATTTAATAAAAGCGGTACAAAAAGCTCATAACATTATCTTATCGTGCGAAAATTTGGAGCATATTGAAGTTGCTGAAAATTATATTTCAAATTTTAATGAATTGTATAAAAACGAAGATTTAAATAATAAATTAACCCTTAAACTAAATGATAAAAAACAAGAACTTAAAATTATCTGATTTTAACCCAGCAACGTTTACAAAAAATATCAAAGATAATGTTTTTTATAAATTGGTAACTAACCCAAACATTTATTTAAAAATATTACTGACTAGAACAATAGGTATTGGTGTTTTTACTTTTTTAATATGGTTAGTTGTTGTTATTTTTGATTTACATGACTACACTGTACCAGCAACTATGCATAGTTTAATTGGTATTGTGATTGGATTGTTATTGGTTTTCAGAACCAACACAGCTTATGACCGTTGGTGGGATGGAAGAAAAATAATAGCTAGTTTATCCAGTGAAATTTCAATTATTTCAGCTAGGTTAAACACTGTTAAATTCACAAGCTATTCCAACCATAATTTAGAAAATGTTAAAAACCATATTGAAGATTTTCTAATATCGTTGAAAAATTTCATAACCATGAAAGAAGAAAATATTTACGATATAAATTCGTTTGAGTTTGAACTAAAACAAAAAAATACGTTAGAGAACATTTTTAAAAGTGTTAAGTATATTGAAGACGAAGATACCATAAAAAATTCTATATTAAATAGTTGTATGAAACTTATGGAATATTCAAGTCAGTTGGAAAGAATTAAAAACACACCGATTCCCATGTCATATGTTTTTCACATAAAGGTTAGTGTTTTAACATACTTAATCACGTTACCATTTGGTATGTTTCATGATTTAGGTTTTGCTGCGATACCATTGGTTATGTTAATTTATTATATAATTGCTGGGGTTGAAATAATCAGTTCTGAAATTGAAAACCCTTTTGCTGGTGAACCAAATGATTTACCAATAGAAGATTTGTTTAACAAAATGATAAAAATTTTAAAATCATAATAATGGGAACATTTAGAAAAGAAATCCATGGTAATGAACTATATTTGTACAACGGAAAAGGGGAGTTAATATTTAAAAGATGGCTTGACCAAAGTCGTTCAGTTGTGTTTGATGTAATGACATATGACAAACACACCCTAGTATCAATAACAGAAGAAACCTTAAAACAACAAAAAGATGATAAACATAATTGTAGCAACATCAACTAATTTAGTTATTGGTAAAGATAACGATTTACCATGGCATTTACCAACCGACATGAAGTACTTTAAAGAAACAACCAATGGCCACATAGTAGTGATGGGGAGAAAATCTTGGGAAAGTATTCCAGAAAAATATAAACCGTTACCTAACAGAACCAATATCGTGTTAAGTCGAGACAAAAATTATGAAGCTAAAGGTGCTTCTGTCACTTTTGATTTAGGTACCCTTTTAAAGATGTACGAAAATAGTGATAAAGAAATTTTCATTATAGGTGGTGCTACCTTGTACAAGGAAGCTTTTAAATACGCAAATAAATTGTATTTAACGCAGATTTATAGCGAAGTTGAAGGTGATGTATTTTTGGAAGGGTTAGAATCTAAGGATTGGTGTTTAGTTGAAGGTAGTGAAATTCATGAAGAAAACGGACATAAGTTTAGATTTGAATTATATAAAAAAAACGACAAAAAAGATTGTTTCTAATAAAATTAATTAGTACCTTTGTAACATATGGCAAAAGAAAGGAAAAAAGCGGTTATAAAGCCAGCGGCTACACCAATTGTCCCTAAGAAAAGGGAAACACCAAAATATGTTGAAACAAAACCAGAGGTTGTTGAAGCAAAACCAGAAGTTAAAGGGGAAAAAAAACGTAAAAGTGATTTTAAAACACTACGTATTGCTATGAATGCGGACATTGAAGAACGAAAACACATAGCTGACAGAGTACAAAAAGGTGAGTTATCATTTGCTTATTTTGCTGTTGATGGAGAGAATTCATACCATTATTATTTTATAAATAAAAATTAATTATCATGACGATTAAAGAAAGAATACATGCTGATTTTATCAAAGCATTTAAAGAAAAAGACTTTACAAGAAAAGATTTCTTGGGGTTGTTGAAAAGTGAAATTCAAAACGAAGAAACTCGCCCAAATGCGGTTAGCAGTGACGCAAACACACTGTTGATTCTTCGTAGAATGGAAAAAGCTCTTAAACAAACTGAGTCACCTCAAACATTGTTGGAATTACAATACATGGAACCATATTTACCACAGTTGATGTCTGAAGACCAAATCAGAGAAATTGTTAGTGGTTATAAAGAAAATGGTTTAAACAACGCTGGTCAGATTATGGGACAGTTTAGTAAAGAATATAAAGGGTTAGCTGATATGAGGTTAGTGTCTAATATTATATCGGAAATATAACATATATAATTTATAAAAAATGAACAAAGAAGAAATTTTTGTTAAGCTGGATGAAATGCTTAATAACACTAAAAAAAGAAACTTTTTAAATCATTTGGTACGTTCTTACGTTCCATTTAATAAAGTTGAAAAAGTGTTCGATACACCAAAGGGACCGTTCAAATGTGTGTTAACCGATGTCAAATTGTTTTCAATTCAAGATATTTTTGAGGGGACACAAACCGAAGAATTCAAAAAGGACTTATTAGACAGCCTTAAATTTGCGCTGGATAATAATACACCATCAATGACACCAATGAAAAAATTAGTTGGTGACAGAGTTTTGAGTGTTACTGGTGATAAAACCACCACGTTCATGTCTATCGAAGCGTACAGTCTTTTCTATGATTGGGTGATTACTAAATCATTGACTGGTAACAAACATATAAATTGGTTGTTAGGTGATATCAGACGTGAATCTTTTATAGAAAGAGCTAAACAAATAGATAATCCGTTTATCCAAACAAAAGTTAAAAAAATAGAACCTAAACGACATGGGGCGACATATTCACTTGGTTCGACTAGTGACGCTTTATCTAAATTAAAAGAACAATTAGAAAAAGATGAGACTAAAATTAGATAATCAAAATGTGTTCTTTACATCAGACCATCATTACGGGCATGCCAATGTAATAAAGTATGATAATAGACCTTTCTATGACGTTGAGGAAATGAACCACGCTCTCATTGAGAATTGGAATGAACTTGTTGGTGTTAACGATACCGTGATTTATATGGGTGACTTTTGCTTTGACCGCTCGGGTGGTTTAGCAAAATCTACAGCAGACCAATTAAACGGTAAAATTCATTTTGTTTTGGGTAACCATGACAATGAGAAAGATATAAAAAAACTTAACAGATTTGAAACAGTTAGTGATTACATAAATCTATCTGTGTTAGATACTGATAACCCAAGAAAATATCAAGGTATAATGATTATGCATTATCCTATATTATCATGGGATAAAGCTCATCATGGGGATTTTATGTTACACGGTCATTGTCATGGTAGTTTGGTTAATAATCCAGAATATTGTTGGTATTACAAAAGAAAAGTGTTAGATGTAAGTTGCAACATGACTAATTACAAACCAATCTCTTATTCAGAGGTTAAAGAAATTATGAGTAAAAAAGAAAATAGTGAACATCATTAAACTAAAAATATGAGTAGAACTGTAAAAAAAGAAATAACGTCAGAAGCGTTATTAGAAGCCATTAAAGGAACAAATAAAAAAAATAAAAATATGGATGAATTAGAAATTAAGTATGTAGACCCAACAAACAACCCGAATGACCCAGATGAAGATGAATTTGATGAGTATACTAGTAATGAATTCACTGAAGAGGTGTCTTTTGTTGAATTCGCTATTATTAACTCGTATTTTCACGATTTATATGTTAAAAAAGAAACTAAAGATATTTCTGTTAGAATGTATGGTGATACCGATAATATTGGTAGAATTACAATTGGGGGGGTCTTTTAACAATATTGATTCGTTTTGGTTTAACTGTACCTTTGCTGGTGATGATAACGATTGGATTATCCAAACCAAAATGTTTACAGACGGTAGAGGTGATTTAATTAACCAAGTTCATATTACCAGTAAAAAAGGTGTTAAATATAAAGATTTTGAGGGTGTTTTTAAAAAAATAAAATCACTTGCTTTTAACAACTCAGAATATAAGGGTAAGTGTATTAAAATCTCATTGGTTGAAGGTCGTTTTAAAGGTATTTCAGTTATCGACATCAAAGAAGCTTCTAACGAACTAATTATGACCGAAGTTCAACGCAGGTATATTGACCATTTTATTGCTCGTGTAGCTAGAGGTGGTAGTGCTAGATATTTGTTGAATGGTGAACCTGGTTCTGGTAAGACCGAAAGTATTCGTGAAATATGTCGTCGTTTGATTCCAAATGTAACTTTTGTTATTCCAGATTTCACAACAACTGGTGATTTAAATTCAATCATGGAAGCTTGTGAGATTTTCGAAAATGCTGTTATTATCATGGATGATATTGATTTATATTTAGGGTCACGTGATAACGGTTCTTATACAAGAATGCTTGGTCAGTTCTTATCATTCTTTGATGGTGTTAAAAAACGTAAAATTAGTCTTTTGGCTTCGACCAATGACAAAGGACTTGTGGATAAAGCGGCCGAGAGACCAGGTCGATTTAATTTCACTCTGGATTACACGTTCTTGGACCAAAAACAAATCATTAAAGTTTGTAATATTCACTTACCTGAGAAATGGAGAGTACAAGAAGTGTATGATGCATTGACTGAAAATATCAATGGTAAAAAACCTAACATCACTGGTGCATTTATCGCCAATTTGGCTGATAATATTGTTGAAATGTCAGAAGATGAAGAAAATTGGACATTGGAAGACACTGTTTCTCTTATCAAAGAATCGTATAAAGGTTTTTATTTAAGTCAAAATTCAGCCGAGAAACTAAAAATGGGTTTCGTTAGCTAAAAAAAAGTCCCGATAAATTTTTTATTGGGATTTTTTTATGTATATTTGTAGTAAATTTTTAAAAATGGAAAATAAAGAAAAAATTGGTGTTGTTATAGGGAGGTTTCAAACAACATATTTACATGAAGGTCACCTTAGTGTATTAGAACATGTTATTCAATTACACTCAAATGTTGTTATTTTCTTGGGTATACCTAGAATACAAAATACCAAAAGAAACCCTTTGGATTTTGCGACTAGAAGAAAATTAATTCAAGATAAATATCCAGAAGCTATTGTAATGGCATTGCCAGATAACAGAAGTGATGAAAAATGGTCTGAAAATGTTGATAATGTTTTGTTAACAATATTCCCTGAAAAAGAGGCTATTTTATATGGTAGTAGAGACTCTTTTATCCCTCATTATAGTGGTAAACATAAAACACAATTATTAGAAGGGACGAGTTCTCATAACGCAACTGATATTAGGACGGCTGTTTCTAGTGAAGTTTTAGATTCTGAAGATTTCAGAGCTGGTGTCATTTACGGTATTACTAAACAAAGACCAGTAACTTATCCTACAGTTGACATTGTGGTTGCGAACTATGACGGTCAAATTCTTTTAGCTAGAAAACCATCTGAAGATAAATTTAGATTTGTTGGTGGTTTTGTAGATAGAACTGATGTTTCTTATGAAGCGGCTGCTCGTAGAGAATTATATGAAGAAACTAAATTATCTGGGTTAAATGCTGTTTACATAGCTAGTCAACAAATTGAAGATTGGCGTTATAGTAAAGAAGAATCTGGTATTATGACTACGTTATTCCTTTTCCATGAATGGGACCAAATGGGTAAACCAGAGGCTTCTGATGACATAGCGGAAGTTAAATACTTTGATTTATCGGAATTATTTGAAATATCACAAGAACCAAGTCTTGGTTTTGGTCATGTTACACCCATTAAATATGTTTGGAAACTTGAAGACAAGATTGTTCCTGAACACATTGAATTGATGCGAACGTTTTTGAAAAAAGTTGTAACGGATAAATTAATTATTTTAAAATGATAGTTGCGGTTATAGGTTCTAGAAGTTTTAATGATTACAATAAAGTAGTTGATACTTTATCCAAAATTGATATAAGTGTGGTAATCAGTGGTGGTGCTGTTGGCGCTGATAAATTAGGTGAGCGTTATGCTAATGAAAATGAGATACCAACCAAAATATTTTTACCTGATTGGGAAAAATATGGTAAATCCGCTGGGTTTATACGCAACACTCAAATAATTGAGGAAGCTGAATTAATTGTTGCTTTTTGGGATATGGAGTCTAAGGGTACCAAAGATTCCATATCCAAGGCTGAAAAGTTAGGGAAAAAAGTGTTGATTATTAACGTAAATAATTTGCTAGAGACAAAATAAAAATGTATATTTACATAAATTTTAAATATTATGAGACTTAAAAGAAATATTGTTAGACAATTAGAAAGAGCGATTGCCAATGATGACATGTCATTGATTAAATCAATCGAAAAAGTCCTTAAAAAGCTGTTAGAAAAACCAGAGAATCTTGTTCTTTGTTCTGATGCTTATAAGTACTCACACCACAGATTCTATGGTACAGAAATGACCAAAATGATTTCTTATTTGGAATCTAGAGGTGGTAAATTCAACGAAACCGTATTCTACGGTCTTCAAATCATCCTTAAACGTTTTTTGGAAGGTGTTGCTATTACCAAAGAAGAAGTGGATGAAGCATACGAATTCTTAGGTACCAAATATGGTGTCTTTGGTCGTGACGATGTGTTCGATAGAACTAAATTTGACTACATCGTTGATAAATATGGTGGTCGTTTACCTATTTCTATAAAATCCGTTCCTGAGGGCACTGTAGTTGGCACCCAAAATGTGCTTATGACAATCGAGAGTCTTGACCCTGAATGTGCGTGGTTAACAAACTTCTTAGAAAGTTTGTTATTACAAGTGTGGTACCCAATTACAGTGTCAAGTCTTTCTAGAGAAGTACGTAAAATAGTTGATGGTGCGTTCAAAAACTGTACAACCTACGATGATAACCTTAGAAATTTCCTTGTAGACTTTGTACTTAACGATTTCGGTTTCAGAGGTGTCTCTTCTGTTGAATCAGCTGGTATTGGTGGTTCTGCTCACTTAGTAAACTTTAGCGGTTCTGATACGCTTATGGGTTCCAAATACATCGTTGAGAATTACAATACTGACACCATTTACGGTAAGTCAATCCCAGCGACTGAACATTCTATTATGACACTCAAAGGTGAAGATGGTGAGGTTGAATTGATGAAACGTGTGTTAACTTTATTTCCAACTGGTATTGTGGCTTGTGTTTCAGACTCATTTAATATTTTTAGAGCGTGTAAATATTATTGGGGTACTCAATTGAAAAACCTTATTCTTTCTAGACCTGCTGAACCAGGTAATCAACTCGTAATCCGTCCTGATTCTGGTCACGTTATCAACTCTTTACGTGAGATTTTCCAGATTCTTTTTGAACAATTCGGTTATACCTTAAATGAAAAAGGTTACAAAGTATTACCACCACAAGTTCGTGTAATTCAAGGTGATGGTATAAACTTGGAATCAATTAAAGAGATTTACGAATTGTTGGAAGAAGAAAAAATTTCACCAGAAAACTTAGCGTTAGGTATGGGGGGTAAACTTTTACAGAGTTCGATAGATAGGGACACCAATAATTTTGCTACAAAATGCTGTTTTGCAGTAGTTGATGGAAAAGAGGTGAACGTACAAAAAAACCCTACCGAAATGGATAGAAATGGTGTAATCACCAAATCTTTTAAGAAATCTAAAAGTGGTAAATTGAAATTAGTAAAAACTGAAACTGGTTATATTACATTAACATCTAACGATGAAGGGTTTGATGATGCTAAAGATGAACTAGTAGAGGTTTTCCGTATGGGGGAGATTACAAAGGAGTGGACTTTTGAAGAGGTTAGAGAGCGTGCTAAATTAGTTTAATATGAAATCTTTAACTAAAAGGAACCCTTATGGTGTAGATATAACTTTTAGAATTGAAAACAATGATATAATTATTTTACACCCATTTCTTAGCGGTAAACCTATGTCACTAACTAAACTAATTGAAACTTACAATATAAGTCAAATGGAGTTTGATTTTTTCCGTAAATCGGTCTCCGAATTGGGTTATAGATTAATATTAAAACCAACAATAGAAATAAAAAAATGATAGAATTTTTAGCAAATAGTTACGTTATACTTATAGTAGGTATCGTAGCTGCCATAGTAACGATGATTTCGTTAGAAATGGAAAAAGAAGGTACAGCAACAACCGCAGTAAGTATTGCGTTAGCATTGTTGCTTTGGAACTACGGACCTGATTTATGGTCTTTTGTCAAGAATGACGTTGGAACAACACTCTTGTTTGTTCTGGGTTATCTTGTAGCGGGTGTAGTATGGTCATTCTTAAAATGGAGTGAGTTTGTCAAACGAAAAATTGAGTTATTCAAAAAAGTTAGAGCCGAAGTCATAGTTACTAGACCAGAATTCAGTGATACTAACGATAAAGACAGACATTATTTGTGTGACAGGCTTAGAGCAAATGGTTTTGAAGGTGTGTGGTCATCTGACATTAAATCAATGGGTGAAATTATCCTTAAAATCACCCCAATTGGTAGTGAAAACAAGGCTGCTATTGTAGCTTGGGTTTCATACTGGCCATTGTCATTGTTGGCAACGTTATTGAACAATCCGTTTAGAAGACTTTTCGAATATGTTTACAGTCTTGTTGCTGATTCATATGACAAAATTAGTCTAAGACACTTTAAAAACTTATTAGACAAATAATGGTAACACAAGAATTCAAAAAAGGTGATTTTTTAATCAAAAAAACTGGGAAATACAAAACGCTAAGAAGCGGACAAGTTAAAAAAATCCTTAAAATCGGTAAACACCGATTGAAAACAATTGATTCAGTATTGAATCCAATAACAATTAACGGTATGAGACGATACAGTGTTGAAACTGTGTTCTTATACCGAGATTTAACAAGACCTGTATTAAGTATGATAAAGTATGTAGATGGTGATTTGGTCCGAGATGCCGACCAATATGAAGTAATCGCACATTGTGCGAATTGTTTTTGCGTTATGGGTGCTGGTATAGCCCCACAAATTAAACATAAGTTCCCTGAGGCCTATGCCGCTGACTGTACAACTAAAGCTGGGGACCAAAATAAGTTAGGTACCATTTCCTATACTGAAAACACAACTCCGATAGTTGTGAACTTGTATGGACAGTTCGATTTTAAGGGTAGACAGTTTGGTAGAATGGACTTGGATTACTCAGCTTTGCGTTCAGCATTAGCCGCTATGAAAGAGAAGTTTTCAGGTAAAACATTTGGTATGGGACGAATAGGTTCAGGTCTTGCGGGTGGAGATTGGGATGTTATCGAAAGAATCATTCAAGAAGAATTAAATGGTGAGGATGTAACTATAGTTAATTACGTACCATAACATTTGATTTTTAAAAATTAATTAGTATCTTTGTTTTATGAAAAAAATAAACAAGGTCTTGATTTTGGACCATGATGGTGTGATATGCCTAGGTAGTGAATTTGGTAGTCGTTTCAAGAGACAAAATAGAACGGTTGGTGAAACCGTAAGCATGAAAGACTTACCAATCCTTGAAAGATTTGATAATTTCAACCCAAAAGCTATTAAAGTTCTCAACCAAATTCTAGAAGAAACTGGAGCGGAAATTGTTATTTCTTCTGATTGGAGAAAATGGGCTTCTTTAGAAGATTTAGGAACGTTTTATGAAGCACAAGGTATTATCAAAAAACCCATAGGTTTAACACGTATGGTTGAAGAAATAGATACTTTAACTGGTGGTTTATATCATTATAAAGGTTGGTATGAAAGAGCTAGAGTTGTTGAAATTGAAGATTGGTTAAAGAATAACCCAGTTGATTCTTGGGTGGCTGTTGACGATATGCAACTAGGTGAATATATAAACGTAGACGGTTCAACAAACGGTGGTTTAAAGAACTTCGTTCACACACCAAAACTATACGAAGGTATTAAACAAACTGGTGTTAAAGAAAAAATAATAAATTTTTTAAATAGTTAAAATGGAAGATAAGACAAAAATAAATGAAATAGGGTTAATTTGTAACTATAGTGGTTTACCGTCTCCTTTATCTTATTGTGCTGATTACGATAGCATGGGAAACCATGGAAGATTCCCTAATGTTAAACCAATTAAAAAAAATAGTTTATTAAATAAATTAAAAAATTATTTTAAGAAATAAGTATGGTTGAAGAAACGGTTAAAGTTGGTGTTGCCAACGAAGGTGAAACTATTTTACCAATAAGTGTTTTAGAAAAATGGAACCCTAAAAATATAACACAAATTGGTGATACAGTATTTTTCAAACAAGAAGATACTTATTTTTCAATGAAAGTTATTGATTTTAGAAAATTATATAAATTATGAGTGTAATAAAAGCGATTAAAAATTTTATTGTTAGTAAAGAACAAAGAGGGTGGGATACGGGTTATTTTGCTTTTGATATTCACGGAACCATCTTAAAACCCAATTATCAATATGGTAACACCCCAGATGAGTTCTATCCGATGGCGAAAGAAACGTTACAATTTATAAGTAAATTACCAGATATTGTTATGTTTTTATACACTTGTTCTCACCCACATGAAATTGTTGAATATTTACAACTTTTTGAGAAAAATGGAATACATTTTAAATATGTTAATGAAAACCCAGAAGTTTCAACTAACCCTAATGGTTATGGTAACTATGATAAAAAACCTTATATGAACGTTTTATTTGAAGATAAAAGTGGTTTTTCTGGTGAAGACGATTGGTTAGAAGTTTACGAGTTAATGGTTAATCATTATGGTGAGAATAGATAATTTAGATGATGAAGAGGTTTCTAAAAAAAATAAATTAAGTAAAATGGAAAAAAAGAAAATTGTTGTTTTTAGTGGTGCTGGACTTGATAAAGAAAGTGGGATAGCAACTTTTAGGGATTCAAACTCTGGGCTGTGGTGTAATTATAAAATAGATGAAGTTGCCACACCAGAAGGGTGGCGCAAGGATAGAGGTAAAGTGTTAGAATTTTATAACCAAAGACGTAGGGAATTACCAACTGTTCAACCTAATGATGCCCATAAAGCTCTAGTTGCACTTGAAGATGAGTATGATGTAACACATGTAACACAAAATGTTTCAGATTTATTAGAGAGAGCTGGTTCATCAACAGTTTTGCATTTGCATGGTGAGTTAACCAAAGCAAGAACATGTTTTGGTATGGATAACCCGAATCTTGTTGCAACACAAACAGTTTATGATATTGGTTACGACGACATTAATATTGGTGACAAGGATGAAGAATATGGTGCTCAGTTAAGACCACACATTGTTTGGTTTGGTGAGTATCCCTTTTTCTTTTACAATGCATTAGAAGCCTTTATTGAAGCTGATATAATCATTGTAATTGGTACGAGCATGAACATTGGTTATACTTACAATTTCTTTGAGAAATGTAAACTTGATACACCAATTTACTTTGTTGACCCATCACCAACAAAATCTTTGGGTCTTGAGTACCCAGAGTTAAATATTAAATACATTGAAAAGGGTGCGGTTGAAGGCGTAACAGAATTGGTTAATAATTTAATAGTGCAAGCTATTGGAGATGATAAAAACGACAAATAATGAGTATTATAAAATTTAATTTAAAAGAAGAACACGTAAAATTATTAAGAAATTTACGTTGGGGTATGAAAGATAACCTTATTGTTAACATGAATAACGATGGTGAAGAATATATACCACCGTTTGGTGAGGATAATCTCTATGAAGCTATTGACGTAATATTGAACGGTAAACCAACTAATTTTGACCCATTCAATACTAACGAAATTGTTGAATATACTGACGAACAAAAAGCTGAATGGGATAAGTTGTATTCTGAATTACCAACAGCGTTAGATTTAGTTCTGTTCAACGGTAGTTATGAATTAGGTCTTTATAAGACAAAATGGCATTTACGTAATTGGGTGAAAATAAATTAATCATTCTTTATAGTTAAACACATCTTAACCATAAGTATAAAATAAATTTATATTTTTTGATAAAAAAACGTTTTAAAAGTTTGTTTTGTGTATTTTTTTATGTATCTTTGGTTAAAATTATAAGTTATGTTAAATTCAGTTTTAATTTCTTTGGATGGTAAAGAAAAATTAATAAATAACATAGTTACTTTATTAAAAGAAAAACCAGAAACTAAAAACGTTATGTTAGATACAATAAATTCTCAAAAATTTTCTGATGGAGAATTATGTGTTGATTTCAACAATTCGATTAGAGGTAAACGAGTTTATTTACTCTCTTCACCAAACAACTCAGATGAAATAATCAAACTTATTTTAGCTATAGATGCGGCTAAACGTTCAGCGGCTAAAGAAATTATCCCAATCTTACCTTACTTTCCTTACCAAAGAAGCGATAAAAAAGACCAATCTAGAGGTCCTATTGGTGCCAAGGTTATAGCTGAAATGATTCAACAGCATGGTGCTACGGGTATAATCACATTTGACTTACACGCTGACCAAATTCAAGGGTTTTTTAATATACCAGTTACACATTTGGAGGGTAAAAACATATTTGATTCTTATATAGCAAGTATTTACAATGAAAACATGATATTAGCGGGACCAGATGTTGGTTCTGGAAAAAGAGTTAAACGTATGAAAGAGCAATTAAATAAATTCCATGATATTAATATAAATTATATTATGTTGGATAAAACTAGAAGTCAAGCTAATGTTGTTGATAAAATGGTTATAATTGGTGACGTTCATGGTAAAGACGTTATTATCTTAGACGATATGATTGATACCGCAGGTACCCTATGTAAAGCCGCAGAAGTTATTATGGAAGCTGGGGCTAACAGCGTAAGAGCAATTATCAGTCATGGTGTTTTGTCTGGTCCTGCTTTGGGTCGTATTGAAAAATCGGTACTTACCGAATTGGTTATTAGCGATTCACTTGACCGTTTACCAGATGATATGGGTTATGGTCCAGAAAAAATAAAAATTGTTTCTTTAGCCAAACAAATTAGTTTAGCTATTAGCGCAATAAATTGTGATACCAGTTATGAATGGTTAAAAAAAGAAAGGTTTTAAAATGGGGGAAAAATAAATCATTATCTGACCGTATGATAGAATACGAGCAGTGTTATAGTTTCAAAATACCGAACAGGTCGTATGTAATCATACGCCTTGATGGTAAAGGTCAAAATGGTGAACCAGTTCAAAGAAGCAAGTGGATTCCTGACTATAATATTCCAATTTTTACACAAGACAGAGAATATCTTATGTCTTTGATACCAAAAAGCGAGATTATTACAGAATAACTTGCTTATTAGCAAATATGTTAGTATATTTGTAAAAATAACATTTCAATAATAAAAATTTTTAATGAAGTTTAAAGAACTTACGAATGAACAAATTGAACAAGCCCGAAACATTTATTTAAACAAAGATTTGTCTTGGGATGACCGAATGACTCTTCTTATGAAACTTTTCGGTAAATCAGAAAGAACTGCTCGCAAATGGTGCTCAGTAAAATTAGGGTTTAAAGAAAAACAAGAAGTTGAACCAGAACAATACATTAAAGCAAAAGAAAAGAAACACAGTGATGATAAAAAACGTTTTATCGTTACGTGGGCGCAAAACAACACGCCAGTACATAAGAAATTGCTTCGAAACATTGAAGCTTACGCTGAATTTATTGATGCTGAAATTCTTGTGATTGCTGGGCGTTACAAAAATCCAACCAGTATTTGGACTTACAATAACAAAAACGAAGAACATTGGAAAAAAGAGGTTGAACCTTATTTGGATGCTAACAGACACGACATTCACAAATACGTGTCAATTATGTCTGATATCAAAGTACAACCAACAGCTGTTAATCCAATGACTGGAATGCAAGCGATTAGCGGGGTTAACTCATGTATCTTTGGTAGTCCGAAGGTACAACTAGAAATGATTCCTGTGCTTGAAGGAAATAAACCTAAAATTATGCTTACCACTGGTGCGGTAACAGTTAAGAATTACACTGACGCTAAAGCTGGTAAGGTTGGAGAGTTCCACCACACATTTGGATTCGCTATTGTTGAAATCAAAGATGATGAAACATTCTTTGTTAGACAAGTAACAGCCGATGATAAATCAGGTAATTTTACCGATTTAATCTATCGAGTTCAAGATGGCGGTATCAGTCAAATTAACTCAATAGCTGCTGCTATATTGGGTGATATACACTACGGTCATCATGACCAAGAAGTGTTGGATACAACGTTATCATTTTTGGACAAAATAAAACCAGAACACGTTGTGTTACATGATGTATTCGACGGTGATTCAATTAGTCATCACCAGATGAAAGACCCATTTATCCAATATGGGAAAGAAATGACTGGAACCAATGACTTGGAAAAAGAGGTTAATGCTATGATGGTTGGTCTTGAACCATTTGAGAAATTTAACAATGTGGTAATTGTAAGAAGTAATCACGATGATTTCTTGGATAGATGGTTAAAGAATGAAGATTGGAAGAAACAACCTACGTATAAGAACTCTAGATTGTATATGAAGTATTCTGACATTTTGTTAGAACAGTACGGTAAAGACCCTTACAACGTTAAAGGTGTTATCCCTAGTCTTATCAATGAAAAATTCCCTAAATTCAAAACACTTGGAAGAGCAGCATCTTACAAAGTTAAAGGTTGGGAGTTAGGACAACATGGTGATATTTCTGCTAATGGGTCAAGAGGGTCATTGGTTAATTTTAGAAAATTAAACACCAAAATCATAGTTGGTCATTATCACACACCTGGCCGCAAGGATGGTGCGATTGCAGTTGGAACCAGCACCAAGCTAAGAGTTGGATATAACCAAGGTCCAAGTTCATGGTTACAATCACATGTCATTATCCATAACGATGGTAGGGCTCAGCATTTGAACTTTATTGATGGTGAGTTTACAACCTTTGAAATTTAAAACAAAAAAAAAAA